AGCGACCCGCTGCACTCAACGGCCAGCGCGTACTCCTTTAATCAGTGGCGACACGTCGCCGTCGTGCGTGACGGAAACACGATCCGCACCTATGTCGATGGCGTGCAGCAAGCGTCAACGGCCGTTGACGCTGGCAGGACGCTCGACTTGACGCAAGGCGGTCACGGCCGAATCGGGTCGGCGCGATGGGACGGCGGGAACGGGTTCTTGAAGGACTACATCGACTCGTTCCGAATCACAAAAGGCGTGTGCCGCTATCCAAGCGGCACGACGTTCACCCCGCCAACAGCAGCTTTCCCTGACGCATGATCCGCACCTCCATTTTCATCGCCGCCCTCGCCACAGCCGGTGCCGCCGCGCTGGTGCTATCGGCTCGCGCAGGGGCGGCGTCAATGCGGTGGGCGATTGGCAGGGCAATCCTGAGCTATTGGTGAACTATGAGCAGCACACTACGCACACTCGCTGACAGTCTCGCCGATGGTCTGCAATCGGTGACGTGGGCGATTGCGTCCACGGTCGTGGAGCGTCGCAATTGGGCGAACGTCGACCTAGAGGCGATGAGCGTGCCGCATGTGTTCGTCATCCCCGGCAATGCCGAGGTGACACGCATCAGCCGCCAGATGATGCAGGTGGATTACACCGTGTCCGTGTTCGTCGGGCGTCACGTCCAGACCGACAGCGACGTGGACGCCATGCTTGATCTTGCCGACAGCGTCATGCTCCAGGTGCGTGCCCACTCGTTTGGCTCTGCCGTGACGTGGCCGGCGGGCGTGACCAGCCCGCAGACGGTGGGAATTGACCTGAATCCTGACGACGCACTGACGGAGCGAAACGTCTGGCGTGCGGTCATTACGGCGACGTATCGAGTGTTCGAGGCGAACGTGCTGCCGACGCCGACCGTCTAGGAGGCTGCTATGCCGTCGATGCTCTCTGGCATGAGCCGGGCGTTTATCCGCCCTGGCATGATCGGCGGCAATCGCCGGGAGATGTCTGCGGATACGCTCGGACGGCTCCAGCTGCGGGCGAGCATTCGTGGCAACTTCTTTGACAAGCCCAAGGCCACAAGGCTGATCGGCAAGATGAACGCCAGAGTGTTGTCTTTGCTTGGCAGAGACATCATGCAAGAGGCAAAGAAGGGCATCGGCCAGACTAAGCCGAGGACGTCAGCGGCAGCGAGGAAGCGTCTCGGGCGCGGAAATCCTGTGGAGTTCGTCGGCGGACTGTACCTTGACATCACGGCGTATGGGTCTGGAGAACCGAGGGCGGCAGGCCAGCCGATCAAGTCGTGGGCTCCGAAGAGGTGGTTCTACAAAGACATCATTTACAAGCTTGATCCTGCCCGCATGACAGCCGTCATCGGCACCTACAAGACAAAGCCTTGGCTGGCACAGCTGCACCAGATGGGCGGCACCGTAAAACAAACGGCGTGGCGGATCGGCGTCGGGGCTGCACGCAATGCGTACCTGCGGAAGCGCGGCAACGGACGCCAAGGGCGTGACGAGCGAGGGCGATACACTTCGTCGCTGCCGCAAGCGAACCAGTACGAATACGGTGCCTTGATCTGGCAGATCGACAAGGCGGGGCGGTTCAAGAACTCCCGCAACTGGGAACGCACGACGATCACCCGCATGGCACGCTATCCAGCCCGCCCGTTCATGGCAGGCTCGAAGCGGGTTGATGCCGCCGTTGCCAAGGCAAACGAGAAGTGGCGGAACATGCTGGCCCGAAACTAGCGACGGCATACCCGGTCTAGATTCCGCCCTGCTGCCCATACCGTGAGCGAACCAGCCGCACCGCTGGCACTCGCATACATGAGGGCACCCTATGCCGGCAGGCACACTTGACATCAAGCTCGGGAAAGACGTGACCATCACGGGCGTTTCTAACGCCCGCACCTGCACCGTCACCAACTCCGCATCGGAAGTGGACGTCACGAAGTTTGGCGACACTTCTCGGAAGTTTTCAAAGGCTCTGATTGAGCAGACCATCGAGCTTGAGTGCGTTGACGCTCCGGGTGTCACCATCGGTGGCACGTTCACCATCAGCGGCACGACGACCGGCAATGCGTCTTACGTCTGCACCAACATCAGCGAGAGCCAGCCTCTCGATGGCGTCGTCACCTACACGGTCTCGGGATCTCGCACCGTCTAACCACTCACCACGAATAGAAACAACCACACATGGCTATCACTCTCGGCAAGGACGGCTCTGGCATTCCGCAAGTATCGGGAGCCGCTATTGAGGGCGTCATCTCGGCGACGTTCACGCAGGAATGCGAAACGGTTGATGTCTCGAATCGCAGCAACGTCGGCGGCTCTGCTGGTGCTCCTGGCCGCAGGGTCGCTAGGGCCGGCTTCGTGACGAAGACTTGGGAAATCGAGTGCCACGACGCTGACGGGTTGCTCACGTCGCTGAATGCCGCCGGAACCAGCTATTCCGTGATGAGCGTGTCCGAGAACATCAGCGTCGATGGGGCTGTGACCTTTAGCGTGACGCTCAAGGAATTTTAAATGGCGATCACGCTGGGGAAGGACTGCTCCATCATGCTCGATGGCGGCTACATCTTCAGCGCTCGCAACGTGACGCTGACAGAGTCGGCTCGCACTATCGACGTGAACCCGTACGGCAGTCGCTACGCAGGCGTCTACAGCACGGGTTACGAGTGCAGCGTGTCCGTTGAGTTGAACGATGCAGCGGATCTCGGCACGGCGTTTGAGCGGATGCACACGGGCGGGACGTTCACCGTCAACGGCGGTGCTGGTGGCTTTTCCTTCTTAGCGGTGATGACCGGCATAAGTGAGACAGACCCGATTGATGGCGTGGCGACGTTCACGCTTGAAGGCCGGATGACTGATCCTAGATTGGCGAGGTAGTGGGATGCGTGAGTTCCGTGATGACCAAGGCAGGCCGTGGCAGGTGGCGTTGACGGTGGCGTCGGCGCTGCGTGTCCGTGACAACGTCACGGTCGATGTCGTGGACGAGGAGAGCGGCGAGCGTAAGGCTGTGCCGTTCGACATGGTGGACGCTGCGAACATCTCGCAGACGTTCCAGGTTCTTCGCAGCCAGTACGCAAAGATCGGCGAGATCCTCTACGCACTGCTGACCAAGCAGGTCGAAACGAAGGGGCTGTCGAGGGAAGACTTCCTTGACGGTCTGCGGGGCGATTCGCTGGACGCTGCGACAAAGGCGTTGGAGCAGGAACTTGTCGATTTTTTCCCGCAGCGCCTCCGCAAGATGATCGGGCTGTTGGCCGCCAAGATGGACGAGGTAGCCAACGAGATGCTCGGCAGAGCGGAGGCGGGTCTAGAGAAGGCGACGGTGGAGAGTCTCGCAGGAGCATCTGGGACGCAGTCTGGGAAGCCGCTGGAATCCTCGGAGTCCATCCAGGCAAGTGGACCGTCAGACAACTCTTCGCCGCTCGTGACAGCCGCCTAGAACACGAGTGGTGGCACACGGCGAACATCCTGGCACAGCAAGCGAATCTGAACCGAGACAAGAACTCAGCAAAAGCCGACCCAAGGAAGTTCAACCCGTACGCGAAAAAGCCGAAGCCGAGACAGGCGACGCCTGATGATCTGAAACGCCTCTTTGGCAAGGACTGGCAGAAACACGTATGAGCGCAGGAGCAGTCAGAGCCGGCGGCGTGTTTGTCGAGATCGGTGCCGATCCCAGGAAATTCTTTTCGGCGCTGGCTCGGGTCAATAAGTCGCTCGGCAATATGGGCCGCTCGCTGGCTTCGGGCGGCGGCAAGCTGGCTGCGGCTGGCATTGGCATGGCGGCACCTATCGCCGCTGCCGTGCGTCAGGGTGCAGCGTTTGAATCGACGCTGTTGAATATTCGGGCGAGCACTGGTGCGACAACGGCGCAGATCGACCAGATCAAAGCATCGTCGATGGCGATGTCGCAGGCTCTCGGCGTCGGGCCGACAGAAGCCGCACAGGGCATGCTTGAACTGCTGAAGGCTGGCATGTCGCTTGATGCCGTGCTCGGCGGTGCTGGCAAGACGGCAATGGAGTTTGCCAAGGTCGGCGAGATGGACGTTGCCCAGGCGGCCGTGGTGATGTCGGACGCCATGAACGTGTTCAAGGTGTCGTCAGATGTCGCCGCCAATGCGTTGTCCTCGGCAGCGGACGCTTCAAGCACGTCGATTGCTCAGATGTCAGAAGCGTTTTCGATGTCGTCTGCGGTTGCCGGGCTGGCGAACCAGAGCATCGAGGATCTGTCGGCAACGCTGGCGATCCTCGCCAACAACGGCGTCAAGGGATCGGACGCAGGCACCAGCGTCAAGACGATGCTGATGAGGCTGATGGCACCGGCTGACGATGCCGTGGGTGCGTTGGATCAACTCGGGCTGTCAGTCGCCTCGTTCCGTGGTGCTGACGGGCAGATGAAGCCGATGGTGGAAATCATCGGCACGCTCGGTCAGGCAATGGCTGGTCTCGACCAGACGGCGAAGGACGATCTGTTCCGCCGCATCTTTGGCGCAGATGCCATTCGTGCTGCCGCGATCCTTGCCGATGCTGGAGTGGAAGGCTTTCAGAGCATGCGGGATGCGATGGCATCCGCTCTGCCGGTGGGCGAAAAGTACAAGATGCTCATGTCGGGCCTGGCTGGCTCGGCTGGCAACGTGCTGGCGGCGTTACAGCGGATGGCTATTGCCATTTCTGATGCCGTGGCACCTGCTCTCGCTGGAGTGGTGCCGTTCATCACTGGTTTCATTGACGGGCTGACGAAGCTGGCGACGGACAACAAAGAATCCATTGTCTTGTTCGCTCAAGTCGCCGCCGCCGCCGTTGGCATCGGTGCCGCAATGGCGACTGTAGGGTATGCGTTGCAGGCGTTGAGCGGCTCTATCGGTCTCGTCTTGAAGGGCTTCGGTCTCTTTTCTGCCCTTGCCAGCCCGGTGCTGCTGGTTGCGGCTGGCATCGGTGCGGCGGTCTTTGCTCTCTATA